CGGAAGTAATTTGTCTGCTTTAACCGGCAGTATATCGACAACCAGTTCAAGCGTCTGTTTCAAGCTCTCACATGCTGCAATCGCTTTATCCTGGGATACTCGGCGGAGATTTGCTTCAGCTTTATTTGTTGCCCAAATTGTGTAGGCTTGTGTGATACTTTCCATCATTTCATCGAGTAAGCGGATGAGTTTCCCGCGGAATGAATCGAGTACCCAGAGCGGATAATCGTCGACGATACGTGTCAGGCCGTACTTTATCGCAATCGCTTCGAATAACTCTTTATCGGATGTGTCCCAGCCGCGCGTGTAAAAAGTCGGCTGTCTGGCCCTTGGCTTTATGCCGAAGTCCCGGACCATGAGGAAAAGAATTTTCTTGTAGAGTCTTCTTGCGTTCATATAAAATTCGAGCTTCGACAACTTTCTTTCTCTTGCTAATACACTCATTCTTTCTCCTATCTGCCGCCACATAAAGTGGCGGCGCGAGGGTCATCGTAACAGGAAATACGGGCGGACGCCGCCGACGTACGACGCGCCGCCGCAATCGGCTTCACCGCAATCATTGACATTCGCGACGCCAATGGCGCTCGCTACGTCACGCAACCAGCACCACGACGTGCGTGTGAAATTCTGACCGTACCGGAAAGCTGCAAGCTGCTTATTACAATCGTACGTGTCTCGGCCAGACGACGCAAAAGGCGCATGACCGTACATCATGGCTTCGTTTGGGATATTGACAGAGACATTTACCCATTCGCCGTCCGTGTATACCGTTGCGCCATTGCCCATACCACCGCCACCAGCATAGGAATTTGCATCCATCTGCTTCGTCAGTCTTTCACGATGCGTCAGCACATGGTCAGAGCCGAAGGCCGCTGTGATGCCCGTGACGTACTTCGGAATCGTCGTGCCCCACATGTAGCTTCCCTGATAGCCTCCCGCTGTAGTATTTGAGTCGTTCATTTTCGACATGCCGATATTTCTTTCCGGAATCATCACGACGTGGTGAGCCGTGGTTTCCGTATCGCCGCGATGCAGATGGTAGTCCAGGTCCGCAACAATCCACTTTACGTTGCTGTATGTCGTACCGTCTACCGTGACCGACTTTGTAATGTAGTCGCCCGGATAGATGTCCACGAATGTGCTGGCCGCGATAGCCTTGCTCATCTTGCCGCTATCAAAATATATCGTCAGGTCTTTGCCGCGATAAAGTGCATTATGAGCGGCCGCGGACTGTGGGATGATCTGATTTAAAATCATATCCCGGATAGAGTCGACGGACGTGGCCGTCTGCAAATCAGAGATGTCCGTTTTAATCGGTGATAAATTTGTATCCAGCACGTTCTTGAGCGTAGCCGGGTTAATCATCCTGTCTGTTGCCGTTCCGGCCGCTGCTTCGTCGGATGTGGCGTAGGTCAGCGTTTTGGCACTGTTTGCTGCTGCCGTTGCGCTACCGCCTGCGCTGGTTGCGTATGCCTTGGCGTTGGCCTCAGAGCTTGCGGCATTGGTTTCGGATGTTTTTGCCGCCGTCTGGCTGGCCGCGGATGCCTCGGCGCTCGATGCTGCATTGGTTTCCGACTCCTTCGCGGCCGTAGCCGATGCTGCGGCATTGGTTTCGGACGTAGCAGCAGCAGTTTTACTTGTGGCTGCATTAGTTTCGCTCGTAGCCGCTGCGCTTGCTTTTGATGTCGCTGTAGTAGCCGATGATTCAGCGTCCAATGCCCATGATTTTGCAGATTGAGTGCTTCCAGTGCTGCTTGCCGTATCAGTATTGCCATCCGGCGAACTTGTTGATTCCGCCCAATCTTTAGCATTAGATGCGCTCGTAGATGCACCAGATGCGTAGCTGCTGGCTTGAGATGCAGAAGATGATGCTGATTCTTCTGACAATTTTGCATTTGTCTCTGACGTTTTGGCCGCGGTAGCACTGGATGCTGCATCTGATGCCTTGCTTGTAGCTGTAGTAGCACTTGCAGCCGCATTCGTATCAGATGTATTTGCAGCCGATGCGCTGGATGCTGCATTGGTTTCTGATGTCTTTGCATTGGTTTCGCTCGTAGCCGCTGCTGTCTGAGCTGTTTTTGCAGCATCGACAGCGTTGGTAGCTGTGGCTGCATATGTTTTTGCTGTATACACGTCGTCAGGGCGGTCTACGTAAGTAATACCAAGCGTACCTGTAATTGATTCTGCCATTAAAAAGTTACCTCGCTTTCAACTACGAATTTAGCCCCTCTTATCGCTGTATATGTGCTTCCGCCAGTAGTTATAGTTACTTCATAGGTATATGATGCATATGACAGGCTGCTCGTATTTTCCGGGACTATCGTAATGATATCTTCTTTAACCTCACGGCTGAAAAGTATGGTATCGCCGTTTTTTACATTGAATTTAATTACATCGCTGTCACCGCGGGTATATGATGTTCCGTCGCTATTATCTAATACTAGCTTGATGACGGCGCTGTCTCCGCGTGTGATTGATATGTTATTGCTGTCTATGCTTATCATAAAATCACTCCGTGCGGACCCAGAAATACAGTGCAATAGATTTAGGCTGTATGGTAAAGCTTTCGCCGCCGCCAGTTGCTCCGATTGTTACGGTATGCGTATGCTTACCAGTAGTATTAGTAGTATAGCTATGCAAATGATTGCCATTAAAATGTATGATCCGGTCGCGTTTATTATTATCAGCGTTCCCTTCGGACCGTAATCCGTCTTGCTGCACTGAAAATCTACCATTCGCCAAAAAGTCAGGTTCATTGCTTGATTTGTAATTTGGTTCATTTGCCCTGACACGTATATTACCAGATAAGTCAGCAGCATCTGTATTGCCTGAATGCGAATGATCGCCAGCAGAACTTACAGTAGCCGTGTGTATATGTGGCGGTATGTTTTTATTGGCCAACGTTACTTCATTGCTGCCAGATACACTTTTTGCAGCAATCGTTCCGCCGGCAGTCTTGATATAAAGACCGCTGTCCAGCAATGACCATGCAGTTCCTGAGTACTGGCTGCTTGGGTTTGTCCCATCAGTCGTAACAATTACACGCCCAACATGAGGGAAAAATTTTGTTTCCATCGCTTTGAGCGCAGCATCGATTGCATCTACATTGCTATTGAATACGTCGACATCATATGTTTCTGTCTGTGCCGGCTTGACGAAAGAATAATTTTTAGTAAGTGTAGACATATTATAATGGGTCCTCTCTTAAAGATTTATGAGTATATGCTTTCATTTCTTCATGCGTGAATTTACGCTTCAAGTCCTGGTGTCGGTTATAATTAAGCGTTACTGTCAAATCAAGGTTCATCGGTACGATTCTTTCAAGCATTTCTTGCGCTCGTGATAATTGGCTCTTGACGCCCAGGTTAAGCTTAAACGTTATTTTATAATTGGCATAATCTCGTTCGATGATATATCCATCGGTTCCGCATAGCTTGTCTAGCAGCTCTTCCATCTTTTCATCTGTATATGGACGGGTCCCTTTAATATATGTAAGTATGCGGAACCGCCTGTCATCCCACGTGTCTGCAGCAGCAGGCGTAATATCAAATATTTTTTCCCACTGTGTCAATCCGTACTCACTAGCAAGCATGATAAATTGGTTATAAAATACGCTAACAAGAGAATCCCAAAGAGTTTCTAAGTCTATATTTTCCGCTTCACATGCTGCGATGATATCACGGCACTGGTCAGTAACAGCTGGCAAAAACTTCGTGATATCAATATCGCGGGCCAGAGAATTTGATTCTGAAACGATAAAAGATGTAGGTTCTATTACCGTCGTCGTATATCCGTCAGCACCGACTATCTGGACATCGTATACATAATATCCGATAGGTATATTTGTATCATTTTCAGTTAGATCGACGGACCCGTCGGACAATTCTTTTTGTATTACTACATTGCTGTTGGTAGTAGATTCTTTGACAGTAAAAAGAGCACTATCAGTATCTTTGACATTATATGCGCTGCCACTGCTATCAGTTATGATGACGGGTATTGTGGCGGCTGACTTTTGCGTTACTGTAATGATATTTCCAGTTATTGTTGCCATCCAGCTACGTCCCTTCTGTCAAAGTTAGCGTCCCTAATACCGGTATTTCGTTCGTATCCAAAGCGCATTTTGTTGCATCACTGTTAACTGTTACTCCGGCTACGTCATCAACTCCAGTCGTATCAAGCATATGCGATAGCAATAGCGATGAACGTACTGTAATAAATTCTTTCTCCGACTGGCTGCACCACGTCTTGCTTAAGTCCGTGAAATAGCTTTTAATCGTCGTTTCTATCGGACTTTTTACATCTGCAATTGTGGTACCGGTTTTGCAAGTAATTGTTGCAGCGATATTGATAGTCTTAGCTGCAGCCGCTTCCACAGTTACCGTATGGCCAATAGGAGCAATACCATACCCCTGACCACTTTCACTCGTCGGATCTATTTCTTCTTGCAGCTCTGATATAAATTCTTTTGTCGGTACTGAATAATCAGAATCTAATATTACACATTTTACAGTTCCACCGCCATTCCAACAGCGATATACTTTCGTTCCGCCAACGCCATTGATAGCTAACAGCTTTTCTTGATAATCAGCACCGTTTCCGCCATATGCCTGACTTTTCAAGGTGTTGAAATATCTGGTACGGAATGTTTCTGTATCTTCCTCAGCCTCTCCTGGTGTAATTACTTCCAGTATTTTGGCGCTAGTAAGACCGCTTATATTAGTTACCGGTGTGATGTTACCAGAACAAAAATTACCGGCAGTGCCAGCTGTTTCGCAAGTAAGCTTATACGTATGAGCATCGTTGTCAAGTAAGCTTGTCGTCTTGAAATTAATGGTACCACTGTTGAATCTTGTACCAATGCTTATTGCTTCATTGAATTGTCCTTTAACAATAGCATACGTCGCATCTTTTGGCGTTACGTTGTACTCTGCGGCCCGCTTTACAAGATACGTTCGTGATGCGGTCGTTGCAAAAGTCTCTGTCAATATTGCATCTGCCATGATGTATGCTTCTGCGATTTCGATAGATGCAGGAGCTGTTGCGTCGTAAATTATACTTCCTTCACGCTTGTCAAGACTATCTGATACATTAGCCAGCATACGCTTTTCAATTACAGTACTTGTCTGGTCTTCAAACAATGCCGGCCACCTCCTTTGTGGCGGTCACTTTACCATATATCGTAGTGACCGTGAAATGTATAGCGACGTCGCCGCCGTTGTTGCTAAATTTAAAATCACCTACGTTCGTGATGCGGTCGTCTGTCATGAGAGCTTCAATGATACGTCGCTGCGTTTCGGCATAAATATATGGTATTGGCTTTCCAATTAGGTCTTTGACTTCAATCCCGTAGTTCCAGCTGTAGATGATGTATTGATATCTTTCTGTGTTGATTATTTTATATATAGCTTGCTTAACTGCAGCCAGCTCATCACAATATCCACTTATCTGCCCAGTGCTGTTGTAGTCAATGGCATACGTATATGACGGCAGCGATGATTCTGACACTGTCGTAATGCTATCCATGTCTGTATCTGTGTTTGGTGTCGTTGTCATTATCCGCTGCACCCCCTATCCGGATTATATACGCGGTCAAGAACAATAAATCTTTGACCGCCTTCGCACCTGGCAAGGATGACCTTATCACCAACAGCAAGCTCGTTATGCACCAAAAATGTTTTGCAGCCTTTGTAGCCATGGTGATGGCTTTCATATTCCGCATCACCGCTGCCACCGGATGCATCTTCCGTCTGGTGGTCTACATCCATGTCTACTGACCACATGCAGGTATTTTTTGTTAATACAAGATTATCTGCAGGTATTGGAAGCTTGCTTTCTAGCTGTATCTCCAGTGGGTCCGTAGCAGTAACGATGCCATAAACGAAATTAGCAGTTACGCCTTCTTGCACGGCATCTATAGCTGCCTGCTTGATAATATTCAAAAATTTAATAGATTCATTGGGCATAAAATCACCTCTATGATTTATCCATATGGATAACGCTATCAGGATAGTCATCATCTGACCCCGTAACCGCATGCACGTTATCTATATGTATTGTCTGATATCCTGCTCCGGTGCTGTTCGTATAGCATCCGCCAACGCCATCTGATATAGCTACATGCTGATTGGACCATACAAGTACATCTCCCTTGTCGGCGTATCCGTCAAATGAATCAACCTGGTACCCGGCATTAGTCATGTACGTACACAGGCTATCTACACCGACAACACCGTCATTATAAGCGTTAGCCATGTCTGCATTGTAATATGATGCTATTTCTGTAGCGCTCTTTACACATCCGTCAGGGCCAAAATACGTATTCCCATTCATTACCTTAGATATGCCGGCATCTACCAAAGATGTATTAGAGCTGCCAACATCGCTATAGGTTTCAGGATATGATAAGCTTTCCTGCCCGATTGACCCGTTGCTTATATCCTGACTTACAAGATTAGCTGAGCTGATGCGGTCGGAGCTGTCACCATAATTTGCAGCACTTGTTTCAGACACTTCGATATTATCGTTAAACCATTTAGCCGAACCGCTTGCATCATCCGGCATCTGGTCAAATAGGTTGCCATTTTCCACGGTACATACATATTCAATCTGGTTATCATTGCAGTAGTAGTCGTTGCCGTTTTCGTCGCACCATTCCTTGTATTTGCTCCACCTATTTTCGTCTAGCTGGAATAATCCGTAATGATTGCCGTTACTTGCATATGGGTCATAATCGACGTCTTCATTGCGGATATTACCCATAACTCCTGCAGCCTGATTATCAGTAGCGCCTAATGACTTCATCTTGCTATATGCGCCCTGTTCTGTCTGGCTGTATGTACCGTTTGAGCTGCAGCTATACGCGCTGCCACTCTTAGATGTAGATGCCTCTGATGCCTTTATCTTCTGTAGCGTTGCTGCATCATTATCATACGTTACTTTCCATGCACCGGCAGGTTCTGGGTAATACAAATCAATATCCATGCCGTGAAAATTCTGCGTAAAATTGTGCGTAACATTTGTTACCATCAAATACGAGCTTACTTTAATATCGCCAAAGTCAAAATTAACGAACACTCTGGAACCGCCGCGAACACGGACATCGCCGATAACATTTTTTAGATGCATTTCACGGGTTTTGCAGTCATGTAGCGTCAAGAACCGTTTAGCCTGTTCTATCGGCGTAGTGTCTTTAGTATCAGGACGTATAAGGTATTGTAAGTGTCCCCACGCTTCTACGTTGCTATCGTCTCTAACCTCGCCTGTTTTTACAAGAGATTTCCCTTTGTCACCAGGTGCTTCGCGAATAACTTTGACGATGTCATATGTTTCCTTGTCGATTGACGTACGATAGGTGTAATTTTCAGTCACATCCGCATCAATCATGACGTCAAGAGTGAGAGCATCGGACATAATGTTCTTCAAGCAAATCTTCCCGCAATCAGAATAGCATTCGTATATTGGATGACCTTTGCCATAAATTTCCGTGTAATTGATGGCATACATGATGATGTCAGCAAGAGACTTGTTATCTTCTACATGGCTTATTTTTACTTGTGTATCAGCAAAACCGCCGGTAGAATCATCTACGGGTAACTTATAATCACTGCATATTTCTTTAATCAGTTCGGATGCTGTTTTGTTCTTATATACAAGACAATCCTTGCTTTTTAGATATCGCAGTGAGTCATAACACATGACAGATATGATATTGTCTTTATCGTGCGACTTTTCAAAAACATATCCATTAAATACAGCGGTGTCGTTTACTTTAAAAGCTACGGCATTGCCTTCGGTAAAATCAAGCACGTCGTCTTTAGGCACTTTAAATGTGAGCTTTGCCGGTACAAGGTTTCTTCCTCTTGTAAGCGTCACCCCGTCTACCGGTTCGCACGAATATATATTGTCTTTATCCTTGATGATAGTCAGGGAATAATCAATGGTGGGGTGATTCGTATCCTGAGTTACCGTTGTATTGCTGCTAGTTGAGGATTGTGCCACTTATGATGCCCCCATTTGTAATGATTCCGCCATTAGATCCAGAGTTCTTTGCTTCTTGTATCTTGAGCGTAGTACCTGCTGCCAATACAGCCGGTATGGCTATCTTGTTGAGCTTCTTCACTATTGACAGCTGCGATGCAACGTTGGATACTGTAAAATACTTCTTAACGATTGTTTGCAACGTGTCTCCCTGCTTAGTGACTACCGATGTAGGTATTGCGCTCTTACCGGTTGTGCTGCGTGTTGTCGATGTAGTAGCCTGTTTCGTTCCATCACTGGTAGTAGATACCGTTACTTTTTTGGCTCCCCATTCACGATACTGCTTAAGTTCAATGTCGGCGTAGAAGTCGTACCCTTCACGGGCGTCTTCATTAATGCTGTAGTTTTCAAGCGTTACCTTGATGTTCGTCATATTCAGCAGCTCGCCGCCATCTGTCATTCGTACTACAATAAATTGGAATGGGTCGCTAGAGCTTTTAAGCGTTTCCAGCTTGTCCACATAGTAAGCTGCTTTAGACGACTTGTTTAGCGTAGATTGGTTGAATGGATACGAGCTGTTAGGCAACATCATCTTAAAAGATATCTCTGTAAGACCCGTTGTTTTTAATATGTTAATTTCTCCGGTATTGATGAGAGATATAACCTTGTTCTTGCTTTTGATTCTGGTCCGCATCGTTTCTGGCGGGATGGGTATCTGCATAGCGTCTAAATACATATAATACATTAGGTCATCGCTACTCCTTCCCTGTTCTGTGCCAGAGCGTTGCGCAAAGAATCTACAATATCAGATGTCATCCCGTCAATGTCAGTCTGACTGCTAATATTGTTGTCGTTGTTCACGCTGATATTAATATGCTGCTCACGCCAGCTTATTGCATTTCCTTTATCTGCCATGTCACGCAGCTCTTGTATTTCTTGGTCCGTCATATCAATCTTATCTGATATGCGTCCCGTATCTGTAGCAATCTTTCCAACGTCATCTTTAATGGCGCGCTGATTGTCTTTAGATTCGCTGCTTCCTGTACCATTCATATCGTCAGTATTTACTCCAGCAGGTGCCGGAATAGCTGGCATCTGTGATGATATGTCCGGAATCTTAAGTGCATCAGTAAGTCCACCATATATTACCTTATTGCCCATGGCTGCAGCTGCATAACCGCTTACATGCTGCACTTTATCCAACGGGTTAATGTCCCAATGGAAAAGCTTATTACCAAGGCTTGCAGCCTTGTTCATAGCTTCAATGAATACGTTTATAGCATCAATTATTGTATTGATGGCCCCGGTTACAATGGATACTATGCTGCCCCAGACGCTTGAGAATACATCCTGTAAATTACCTGTCGATGCTGCTAGCGCTACAACTACGCCGATGATAACTGCAATTACGGCCGCTATCCAGAATCCCGGGAACGCCAATGTTGTAATATTAAGCATCCTTTGCGCTATTGTAGCAAGTATCGTCCCCGAGCGGTAGGCGTTCATTGCAGCCGTAACGGCCCAAACTACTGTACCCTTTATGCCCATTACGATTAAGCACGCGCTTTCAACTGCTCTAAGAGCAGCGGTAGTTGCTGCGGCCGCTCCTGTAGCTACTCTATATGCTGCTATCGCGAAAGTAACGAGCCTGAATGTTACATACATAGACCCTAATATCATCAAGAATGGAGCTAAGTTCTCGATTAATTGAACCGTTGTATTCCCGAACCATGCGATTGCCTCTACTGCATACATCACACCATTAGCAATAACGAGAAAAGCTATCGCTAATGCATTCGCGAATTCGTTCAATGTGTTGGCTTGCAGAGTAGCAAATTCAGCCTCAACGGTATCTTTAACGCCTGCTATTTTGCTTCCTAAGTCGGCCCACGCAGCACCAAGCTTTTGAACAGCCTGCGTTTTCTGTCCTTCTGGTGTTTGCGCGAAAGCGCTGTTCATGTTACCGACATTCTGCGTGATGATTTGCGCAAGCAAAGCAGCCCGTTCGCCTTCTGGCAATGTTTTCAGCAACGACGCCTGGTTCTCATCCATCGTGATGCCAACACGTTTAAGAGCTGTTGACTGCCCCATCATGGCTTTCCCAAAAAGGTTGGCTATGCCGGTCATATCCTGCGCAGTGACATTATATCCATGCTGCTGCACAGCTAAATCATTCATGGCAGGCAACAGCGTATTGATGGAGCTTGCCTGATTCAAGAATGTTGCAACCTGCTGCGCTCCGGCACGCTGTACCGAGCCGCTGACTACACCTAGTCTTGATTCTGCAGAGATTTGCTGGTTAACGCTAGCAATTACATCGGCGCTTGCTCCCATTCTTTGATGCATGATAGTAACTAATTTAAGCTGTTGCTGTTCAAGCCCTTCATACGCTGATACAGCCTTATTGATAGTGCCAACCGCATATGATCCAATAGCAGCTACACTGCTGATACCAATACCAAGGCCGACGAGAGAGCCGGCTTTATTCAGCATACCGAGACCCTTATTCAGATTATCTACGCTGCCACCGATTGCCTTTACTACCGGGCTGACCTCATCGGATGCGGTAAACCTAGTTTTTACTTCTGTTTCATCAGCCAATGTCTTCCACCTCTTTAGCCGCCCGGCTTTCTTCTTTTACTCTCATTTCTATAGACGCAATGACCAGAGCCTTTTCTGCTCTGGTCATATTCACGTATTGAGACGGTAATATATGTAGCTTTTGCAGACAATAATGCATCAATACAAAATCCGCATTATTGCCTTTGATTAGTTTTTTGCTTCTTTAACCATTTCGGCTAATGGCTGCCCCAATCCATTCACGTCAAGCGCTTTCAGCATGAGCTTATTGAACTCGCCACTGGTAAGCATCGCTTCAAGCAATGCTGTTTTACCCATTACATGGTAAGAATCCTGCAATGCTGCATCGGCAATATTTGGCTCTGCAACGGTTTCTGCTGTAAGCTGTTCGGTGTATGCAATCTGGTCGAAGGTATTCCCCTTCGTGCATCTCTTCTTGATTTCCTTTTCTTTCTGGCAGGTTACCGGATGCAGCGACCATTCGATGGCTTTACCATCTTGCCCCTTGAAGCGGTCAGATACAGCAAATTTAGTATCTTTTACAGCGGCTGCTTTGTTTGCAAAAAATAATGATACGTCCATGTTATATACTCTCTTTCTGGCTATGGCCAAAGCTACTGCATGCCATCCAACTGTGTAAATTCGGTAGGCAATTCAAAGGATTCAAAAGTAAAGCTTGCATCTTCAATCAACGGATCTCCGCCGGCTTCACATTTAGCTACTACGGTTTCGTCTAAGTTGCAGTCTTTTAGGATAACTACCTGTTTACCAACGGATGACGTATCGTCCTTATTAGTAATGGTCATATCAAAATAAAAGTCTTTCCCGTCATCCTGATACGTCTTCATGAGAGAACGGAAAATACTCGTATTATAGTAAAAGCTAATCTTGCCGCTTCCTTTACCACCGGCAGCTTTATGACCTGCCATGGTGCGCCCCAAGATAGCAAGGTCTTTCTTGCTTTTCTTCACGGTAGCTTCTACTTTAGTCGCCTGTATAAGGTTATACCGGTTGCCATCAATCGTTACATATACCTCTGCCATTCCGGCCCATACGGCGTCTTTAGCATTCATCAATGTTGACATCTATATCACCTCTATTATGCTACGTAAACGTACATATACATCTTTTCCATCGCTTCTGCAGGATTAATTGTTACGTTGACAAGCACATCTTCCTTGTTTTCTCCTGCAGCAACTGTAATATCCTTGCTGTTAAAGTCTTGGATAGCACCCAAATCAGCAAGTTTGTTGCTGTAATCTACCAAGTCGTTCCATAGATCCACACGGGATGATGCAATATTCTGTGATTTATCCAAATACGTTTTCTCAAAAATGAGTGCTGTGTCATTGGCCCATTGGTCGAGGACGCGAATAACCTGATTGCTCGAAAAGTCTTTCGTTTTCTTTTTCGTATAATCAGTAAACGAGTTGATGTCTTTAAGCACTCGTGTTTCCGAACCGGATATTTCATGGAATGCGAAATATCCGGAATTAATCTGCTTCTTAAGTGCAGACTGTTTTGTTTCGCATGTAATAGTAAACTCACCATCGTATTCCTTATTACCAACAGTACGGTTAACTGCGCATGATGCTTCTGCACCGGTAACCCAGTATACCGCAGAGCTTTCAGGGTATATGCTGTCCGTAACTGCAGATACGACGTTGATGACGCCTTCGTAATTTGCTTTGGCGTAGTTGTACAATACGCATTGGAATTTAGCCCCTTCGTCGTCCCGCATCCGCTTTGTGTATGCGTAGTAAAGGGCCTTGATGGTATCATCTGTAGATATGCAGCCAAGAGTATTAATGCTATACGATTCTAGCAATGACAAGAACTTGCTATGGTCCGCTCCTGTTGCGGCCGTGCCGTTAGTGCCACCGGTAAGATATGTCCCTGCTGTTGCAGAAATAACAGCCGAATCTGTCCATGTAACAAAATCATTATCTTTCAAGTCTGATAATGCCGCTACTCCGGTTTGGCTGTCTTTAAGCTCACCATTGAAGTATGTTTCTACGTCCCATGTAGTAGCATCATCTACGTTCGCGGATATTGATACCATAATCTTATTGCCACGAGTTCCGCTGTACTTCGCTTCGCAGTAATCGCATAGAGCTTTTGCCCCTCCGCCATTAAGTCGATAGAAATATCCTGTCTGCAAATTCAAGAATAAATCTCGCAGCCCTTTCATTTCATCATCTGTATAGCTATATCCGAAATACTGTTCCGGAGAATCTTGGAAATCGGCCTGTTCTACTGCAAATATTGTTCCATCTGGGCCCCAATCCAAATCAACCGCCATCGCTCCATATCCACGATCAGATACAGTGCTTGACGCTTTAGATACGCTTACAAAGTTAATATATGCACCTGGTAATACTTTATTTTCTGTTAAAAACGTTCCGCCGCCGAATGACATTAGTTAACCGTCCTTCCTAAAAAGCTGCTAATAATGCTGCTTGCTTCTGCGCTTGTGTATGTCCTACCGTCAGAAAACACGGCACTGATAATATCTACATAGTCTGCATACTTTTTAGACGCAATCAGCTGGTCTTTAGTAAATGCTGCGCCGCTGTCAGCCTTTGCTGTTGTAGCGCCATCATTTTTAGTACTATTTTCGCTTGTAGCGCTATTGCTTGCAGCGTCAGAATTATTTACTGTAGTATTTTCTTTTGAGCTTGTACTAGCCGTATTTGCTGTTTCTTTGGCAGTAGTAGCATCATCTGCATTAGCTGTGGTATTGCTGGCAGCCTTAGCTGCTGTTTCTACCGTTGTTGTATCAGCCATTATTTACATCCTCCCCAATTGTTAATTTGTGCATCAATACGTCTTTATCCTGCGGTCGTTTTAGATCTACGGTATACGTGATAAAAACATGCATAGCATCGGTAACGTATCGTGACGATATATTATCTCCACGGACATCGCCATCTGTCGTGCTTATCATTTCTATCGCATCTATTATCGTCGCCGCCATTTTATAGGCGCTTTCTTTTGAACTGTCATAATAAATAATATCCAGAGAAAATATTCCTTTATATCTATTAGTCATGACAAATTCAAGCGATGTATTGACGACCTGTATTATTAAATCATGCTCTTTAAATCCCTGTTTTAATTCATCTTCATGTATCTGGCACCCAGTACTTATTAGTGCCTTAGATACGCCGCTAATAATGTCTTGGATAGTCATTACTTAAACCCCATTTGCTTATACATATTGTCGATTTGTTTTTGGACTATCTTGCCCATATTCCTGCTTACTTCGTCGCACGATATTTTCATCATGTACTGTCCCGGTACCCATCCTTTACGGATTCCAGTATCTTTGTTGATGCGCGTTCGGTGCCCATATTCTACATATGGAGCATATTTAGCATCATTGTACAGAGTAATTACCCATTTATCTCCATCTTTTTCGATGTCGGTAATCTTCCATTCGCGTCGCAGGTTTCCGGTTACTACATGCGTTCGTTCTTTCGTGCTACGCAGCGCAGTGAGAACAGCCTCTTTTAGCGCTGCTTTTATCGCTTCATCAACTTTTACATTCCCAAGATTCAGGCGGAATTTTTGCAGCCCGCTTGTGTCTATCTCTATCACGGATGCACCAACACTCTTTCTAGCTGAATCTCGCTATGATTCACGTATACAGCCGGGTACCCTGCATTTTTGAATTCATCTGTACGCCCGTCGTCCCACGTCACCTTAATCAGGCTACCGGTAGGAATTGATACTGCTGAGCCATCATAGTACATAGTAATCATCACGGTAAGCATATCTGCAGTATCTGTATCCTTTGTTGCTGGCACGGATTGGAAATTAATCCGGCATCTAATACCACTCTTAAATATTTTGGGGCTGTCCCTTGATATCCCGTCATCGCCAACAGTAGGCTGATACGTATATATATCTGCAGATGCATCGTAAAGACTTTCTATTGCTGATTTTACCAACGCAATTTTCGGTAACATCTCGTATCGTGTCCTTTCGTGAGCTCTGCAGATAATGCATCAAGACGTTCTTCAGCAGACGTCCCACCAAGTTTTACTGTAACTGCTCCTTCCGCAATTGACTTTACTATCTGCAAATTATCATCGCCTAATATCGCTGCTTTACGAGCGGTAATATATTCGCCGGCAACGCGTTGCTTTAAGTACCATACCAATCCATCTGGTATAGCGTCTTGTGCGGTGTCATTGAGTATGTTCTGCTCTACTGACTGCTCTATATAGCCAATCAGTACCGTATCACCGGCAGGCGGCGAATACCCGGTAAGAGCTGTGATATACGCCGTCAAATCATCTGCCGATACTGCAGCCACTATGCCTTAGCAGCTACATAGTTCGTGAATACGGTGGCAAGTTTGTTGCTTGGAATCCACAAATCATGAAATTTGCGGTAATCAATATGCCATGCGTTAGCAGCCTGGTACTGCATCGGGTCAAAGATGCGGATAGTATCAGTCTTGCTTACTGCGATTGGTGCCGTCTGTGGGAAAATCAGCCAGTTGACCTGAGTAGCTGCAGATGTTTCAACCAGGCCACCGGCTTCCTGGCCTGTAGTGCTGCCATCGTTGATAGTGTAATCAGACATCATGCGCGCGCTGGATACCTTGATAATCGGGATACCATCATACGATTTAACTTCGTCGCTGATGCTGCCGGCTGTAAAAGTGGCCGGATCAAGCTGTTTAGGCAATGCTTCGTCGAGTGCTGCCGCTGCGTACGTGTTCATGATAAGTACAAGACCATTATGATTACCGACTACGTCTTCTACTTTTGTGATATCAGATTTAAGATTCTTGATAATCGTGCTCGAATCCACTGTATATGTAGTAGCATTACCGGCTCCTTTAGCCAGCTGATGCACTTTACTCCAGCGATACGAATCAATTTCAGGAATTACCTGCGTTCTCTGGAATTCGCCCAATACGTTGCCAGCAGATGCAAGAAAATTGCTTTCATCGATGTCCATTGCATCAAGATTAAACGAACGCCCCCGGTCCTGTGTTAACGTATAGTCTTTATACGTCAGCGTTACGCTTCCCTGTGTATACCCCTTATTGCGGTCATAGTTGCCCATGCCTTGTGTAGCAATCGTAGGAATCTTTACGGTATCACCGCCATGATAAATAACCTGTCCTGCATTTACTTCCAAAAAATTAGACGTAGCGTCCTGCAAAATCTGCTTGTCAAGCTGCGTCTGGAAAATCTTAGCCATTTCTAATGTGTTAGCCATGTGTATATCTCCTTATTTTTTTTAAACTATTTACCGTTTAATGCGTTCCAAATTTCGCTTTCCATAGCGGCACCTTCTCCGCCGCCGGTATTATCTCCGCTTTGGTTCGGCGTGAATCCGCCTATGGTTAATTTGCCAGTACCACCTTTGTCTCCCTTATTGGTGTCATCAGATTCAAAAGCCCATGGATTGTCTTTCTTTGCTGTTGCAATGGCGTCTTCCAATCCCTTTACTTTCCCATAGCTGTCTAATTCGTAATTTTCTATCCCCAGCATTGCTTTTACTGCAGAATTGTTCTTTGCTTTGGATGCGGTCAATGCAGCATTTACAGTATTGTCAATGCTCATCTTTTGCAGTTTGACGTTAAAATCATCTTTCTGGGCCTTGTTTGCATCCTGCAGCCCTTTGATAGTCTTCTGCAGTTCGTCGTTTCCATTGGCCTTTTCTTTCAGCGTCTTGAGCTGCTTTTCATGTTCTGCGGCCTGAGATTCAAGGTTTTTCTTTGCTTCTGTTACCTCGTTAAATTTAGCCTTTGGAATAAAGTTTTTAGCCTGGTCGTCTGCAATCTTTGTTGCAATGTCATCGGATACTCCAAGTTTGATAAGGTCTTCTTTGGTCATGGTATTTATCTCCTTTTTAGCTTTTTATGGTGGTCAGCCGCCACCCCGTAGGTCTTATCGTTTATGGTCTGAAATGCTAAAGCGACCTGATTTGATGCAATAAAAAAGCACTCTTAACGAGTGCTTACCGCCATGTTTAATTATTCTTCATCGTCATTTCCATCAACATATTGTGATTCCCAATCCTTATACGTTATTTCGCCGGGCACTTCATATGTTTTTCCGTCATCACCACGTGCTGATCTCTTTTCTTCTATTACACTATCTTCAATCACTGGGATTGTAGTAGTCCGGCAGTACGGGTGAAATGGTGGGGCTGTTTCTCCAACCGCAAAATCTTTCAGGTCGAATATCTGTCCATCCATATCCTGACATATATCACTGGTGCGGTTATCAAGAGTGGCCAATATCTGATACTTTGCTACATCACAATCATCATAGCTGTCATGGCTCCCAAGGCTTGCAAAATAAGCCGTTTCTGTGCGTACAAGACGCTCTGCAGCGTACTTTGCTACTCCCATACGTGATTGTATATACTTCGTCATTCCGGCAGTGTCAACGCCGGAAACAAATCCTCGTGTCATCTCTTGATGCACCGTATGAACAAGCTGTTCCCGGTTAGTCCAAACCCTATCGGAGAATGTTTTATTATCGGGCGTCCAAGGATTGCTCAATGCTCTCTTTATGCTCTTGCTGTCTAGCTTGTCAAATGGCTCATATCTTCCTTTGCCGGTTTGGATGTCATACGCAGTTACTAAATAATTGTGCTGCAACGCATTTTCGCAGGCCCCAGATATATACGTGCTTTGCTTGTCGTAGGCCTTGTGTATTTCCATTGCGGCCCTTGCCTTTAGCGCCTCAAGCCTTGATATACGT